GACGTGCTTTATTTGCTGCACAACACGACCTGGCCGCCGCTGACAATCCGAGACTTGCCGGCGGTAAAAAAAAATATGCGACAGCCCTGATTTTCAGGAAGCCGTCGCAATCGCCCGGCCGACCTGGGCGGAAGCGGTGGCAATGTCGTCGGTTGAGCGTAAAGCCTACCGCTACGTTCAGCACCGGCAGGCGGGCGGCCTGATAAACTGGCGGACGGGCGAACTGTCCTGGCCGCCAACCGAATGAAAGGCGCGCCGCTGTGGATTTCCGCCAGTTCGCCGACATGCTGGAACGCGGTGCCGCCGAAAGCCCGGCGGCCGCGTCGGCCGCGCTGAAATTGACCCTGGACGCGGTGACGCTCGAAGCCAGGGCCGCGTTCGGCCACGAACTGCCCGAGTGGGCCCCGTTGTCCGACGCCACGCTGTTAGGCTTTCGACACCCGCGCGGGTTCTATATCCCGGGCAAGATCGAACTGGGCTACGTCGGCCACGAGTCCGCGACCGACCCGCTGTTGCGCACCGGCGCCACGCGCGACTCCGTCGAAAACACCGTGGCCGGATTGGAGGGCGTCGTGGGGTCGCCCAGCAAGATCGCGCTATTTCAGGAAATGGGCACGCACAACGCGGAAACCGGCGATATCCCGCCCCGGCCGACGATTGGCCTGGCGGCGTCCCGGTCGGCGCCGGTCGCCGAAATAGTCTTCGGCCAGGCCGCGGTGCGGCTATTGTCGCCTCGTAATGCCCGCGTGCTGGGCGGGGGGCGCACGCCATGACCATCCAGTGTTTTTTCGTCCAGGTCGACGGCAAGGGAAAATTCAGCCGCGACAACGGCCCGTGGCGCCCTATGGACGAATTAGAGCCTGGTGGCATGTTTTGGGCCGACTGGTATCAGCGGAAGGGGCCAGACGGGCACCACCTTATCGTCAAGACGCCCGGCGGCCTTTGGCACGTCGACGGCTTCGCCAGCAACTGCACCAGGCCAGGCGATTGGTCGCATTATTGCTGGGTGCGCCATGGCGAGGCGCCGAACATCACCGTGGACAAAAACGGGGACACCTGCGGCTGTGGCCAGTCGATTCAGCAGGGGTTCGCCAACGACGCCGGATTTTACCACGGCTTCCTGCGCAATGGGCAATTGGTGCCGGCATGATTACCAGCTACGAGGTAGGAGCGGTTTTCAAAATCGCCGATGAAGCCACGCCCACCATCACCAGGCTGGCCCAGGAAGCGCGCGCGCTGGCGGACGCTGTCCAGTTGGCCCGGTCAGAACTGGCTGCCCTGGGCCGCAGTGCGGGCCTGACGACGATATCCCGGCAGCTTGCCACGGTCACCCGCAACGCGACGGCCGCAGCGACCACCTTGGCCGCGGTGGGCCGCACAGCCAGCGGCGTGCCAGCCATCCGTGGCGCTGGCGCCGGTGGTGGTGGCGGCGGGGGCGGTGGTGGCGGCGGGGCGGCAATCCCGGGCGCTGGGCGGCGTCCTGGCGGCGGCAGCGCGGCCGGCCGGCATCGCAACTGGCTGCACGTTTCCGGGCTGTCGACGCCTATCCCGGGCGGTCACGCCTATATCCGCGGCAGCAACGCGGCCATGATTGGCGGCGGCGCCCTGGCCTATGGCGTTTACGAGGAAGCCGAACTAGAGGACGCTACGGCGCGCATGATGCTGACGATTCCGGGCGCCGCAGAGGACCCGGCGACGTCGGGCGCGCGGCGCGCGGCAATCCGCAAAATGCTGCAAGACGCGGCGTCCCGCACGGGCGCGCCAATCGGCGATCTAGAGGAAGCGACCTTGACCGGCATTCGCCAGTTCGCCGGCATGCCGTTCGACCAGCGCATGACGATTATGCCGCAACTGCTACAGGCGGCCGCGGCGGAAGCCAAATTGAAGGGCAAGGGCACCACGGTCGAAACCGCCATGGAGTCCATGACCGGCCTGGCCCACATGTTCCAGGTGTACGACCCGGCCGGCATCGCGAAGATGGCCAATGCCTTCGCCTACATTTCGGCGGTCGACCCCGAAAAGCTGCCGCAGATCGAACGCGCGGCCAGCTATGCCATCCCCCGGACTCGCATGATGCAGGTCGACCCCATGGAGGAATTGCTATTGGTCGGCGCCATGCAGCGCGCCGGCGTGCGCAACACGAAAGCCGGCACCTGGATTTCGGCGATGGCGCAGCGGGCCATGCCGGGCACGTCGCTTATGTCGCGGGTGGCCTATGAAAAACACGAAAAGGAACTGCGGGCCATCGGCCTGGTCGACGACAAGGGGCAACCGACCTGGTTTGAAGGCGGCCGCCCCAGCCTGCTGAAAATGCTGGATATCGCCGCGACGAACCTGCCGAAAATTCCCCTGGCCGAACGCGGTGCGCTGGCGTCCGCGCTGTTCGGGCAGCAAGGTGCCGGTGGCATCGGCGTCCTGGCCGACCCGGTGGTGCAGCAGCAGATTCACGCGCTACGCGAGGAAATGCCGCGGTTCCAGACCGGCCTGCCGATATTCGAGCAATTGGGCAAGGACTCGCCGGTCCAGCAGGCGCGCCAAGCCTGGGGCGACTTGCGCAACGTGCTTATGGATATCGCGACCATTGTGCTGCCGCCGCTGCTGACCGGCCTGCGCGCGTTCGACGATACCCTAAAGGCCCTGATTGCACACCTTCCTGGGCAGGGCTCACCTGGCGGGCCGCCGGCGCCTGGCACGTTCGGCGCTGCGCTGCGCCCGGGCATGCTGGGCGGCGCCATCGCTGGCGCCCTAATCGGCGGTAGCATCGGCGCGGCCGGGTTCGGCGCCGGCGCCATTCCTGGCGCGCTGGTGGGCGCAGCTTACGGCGCGTTCGCCGGCGGGTCCTACACGGGCGGCCAGTATCTGCTGACCGGCGCATTGCCGCCAAGCAAGGGGTTTTCGACGCCGGCCGCCGCGGCTGGCGGCGGTGGAGGGCCGCAGGTGTTGCAGGTCACGGTGAAGGCCGAAACCGACAACCCGGAAACCCTGGCGCACCGCGTCGCCACCGTCATCGTCGAAATGCTGCACACGGCCGGCGTCCATAACCAGGCGCAGGGCCAGGGCGGCCTGGACAGCACGTTCACCGCGGGCGGCAGCGCGCCATAGGGGGGCAAATGTCTGGTGGGCTTTTCCTCACCCTGGGCGGGCCGTCCGGCAACGTCGTGTTTTCGGCGCTGGAAATCCCGCAGGAATTCGGGCCCCTGGGCGGCAAGCAAGTCGTCGTGCGCCATGAATTCCCGGGCGGGCTCATAACCCAGGATGACCTGGGCGCCTTCCCGCTGCCGCTGACCTGGTCCGGCATTCTGACCGGCGCCGGCGCCATGGCGCGGGCCCAGCAAATCGACCGCATGCGCGCGCAGGGCGCCGACGTCACGCTGGCTTATGGGCCGTTCGCCTGGCTGGGCAAAATCACCATGTTTGAGCCCAAGGCGAAACACCAGTGGCTTATCCCGTATCAAATCGCTTTCGACCCGGCCCAGGACCTGTCGGGCGTCGGCGTGATTCCCGGCATCGGTCAGTCGGCCGAACAGGCGCTGGCGACCCAGGACATGGAATTCGACGACGTGGTGTCCGGCGACGACGGCCTGTCGTTGCCGGCTTCCCTGTCGACGCCGGCCGCCGGCCTTGACTCGGCGGTGCAGCAGGGCCTGCTGAACGGCAATGGCACCGTGGCGGGCATCCAGTCGTCCGACAGCGCCGCTATCACGGCGGCCATCGCGAGCGTCGAGGCTGCCGCTGCGCCGCTGATAGCCGGCCAGGACGCCACCCAGGCGTCGCCGGCGCTGGACCTGGTCGCGCGCGCGGCCGCCATGGGCGTGGTCATCGCCAGCCCGACGGCGCCGGTGCGGTATCTGCTGCTGATAAACCCCAACCTGTTCCAGTTGGCGGCGCAATATCTGGGGGACGCTGGCCTGTGGCAAAGCATCGCTAACGCGTCCGGGCTGTCGGACCCGCAGCCCATTGGCGAATTCACCATCACGATACCCGCCACATGACCAGCACCCTGACCATGCAAATCGGCGGCAACAATATCCCGTTTTTCCGCGCCCAGATTAGCGGCGGCAGCCACGGTTCGACCGGCCACGCGACGGTCACTACCAGCCGCACCGCCCTGGCCGACCAGGGGATTGACCTGCTGGAAATCGCCCAGGACGCGCCGACGGTGCTGCCGGTCGATATCTATTTGGCGCAAGACAGCGGCGGCCCGTTCCACCTGTTCGGCGGCGAATACCTCAAAGCAAATTGGCGCTTCAAAGCCGACACGGTGTCGATTCATGCGCGCGACTGGTCGGGCCTGCTGGTCGACCAAAAACGGGTTCTGACCGGTAACCTGGGCGGCATCGGCGCGCTGGCGCCGGGCGAAACGGCCGGGTTCGGCGTTAGCACGATGAATCAGCCGCTTTCAAAATTGGTCACGTCCATTGCCAACCAGTTCGGCCTGACGCCGGACCTGCGGCTGTCGCAGGCGTCGGGGTCGGACCCCGAGGTCGGGTCAATCTTCGGCAGCGGCGGCGACACGATCCTGACCGCGGTGCCGCAATCGCTGTGGGGCATCCTTATGCGCCTGGCGCGCGACACCGGTAACGAGGTTTACACGACGCCCGACAAGCACCTGGTGTTTGGCGTGCCTGGCGCCGGCCTGGCGCCGCTGACGTTCGCCTGGATGCAGAATCCACCGGTGCCGCCGGCGCTGCCGCTGCTGGACCTGAATATCGAACACAACCCCCGGCGTAATCTGACGTTCCGGGTGCTGGTGCTGTCCTACGACCCGACCGCGCGCCAGACGACAAAGGGCCAGGCTTACGTCATCGGGTCAGACCGCGCGACCGGCGGTGGCGGGGTGGTGCGTGCCGGCGCCTGGTCTGGCGCCAATGCGTCGGCGATTCAATCGTCCATAGGCACCGGCACGGCTTCTAAGAAAAACGCCATTCCGCTCTATACGTTCCACGTCGACGGGCTGACCCAGGCCCAGGCCGCCTTTCGGGCCCAGTCGATTGCCGCCGATATCGCCAAGCGGGAATTGATTGTCCACGGCGCGGCCGATATCGTCCCTGGAATTGCGCCCAGCCAGCCGGTGACCCTGGACGGCGATATCGACGCCGGGTTCCTGTCGCACCAATACTACGTCACCAGCTATGCCCACACGTTCAGCATGCCCCAGGGTGGTGGCGGCAGCCGCGGCGCCGAACTGGACACGTCGTTCATGCTGCTGGACGTGCAGCCGGTGGGCGAGGGCACCAGCACGCTGACGGGGTCGCCAGAATGAACGCCGGCGACGAACTGGCCCACCAGATAAAGCACGCTGCCACCCAGCAGCAGGAAGCCTATCGACCGGACGTTTATGGCCATGTGGCCAGCTACGACCCGGCCACCCACCGCGTGCGCCTGGTCATCCCGTCGCTGGCCGACGGCGACGGCAACTATGTGCTGACCGGCTGGATGCCGCTGGGCACGATCATGGCCGGCAGCGGCTGGGGTGTGCAGATTGCGCCTATGGGCGGCGCGTCGGTGCAGAACCCGACCGCCGGCGAAAAATGCAAGGTGTCGATAATAGAACGAAACTACGGCGTGGCCGTCTGCGCCGAAATGGCGTTCGACCAGGTCTATGCGCCGCCGTTCCCAGGCTTGCAGCCCGGTGAAATCGCCATCCAGTCCCAGGCTGGGTCATTTTTGCATTTCCA